AACCCGTAGACTTAGAGACCTATGAGAAGCTGAAGAAGGAGTTTCCTGAGTCCATCGACTGGACAATCTCAGAAAACTCTGACATGACGGAAGGGTCTCAGCAGTTAGCCTGCACCGGCAACAACTGCGAGTTGTAAACTTAAGGGGACTTCGGTCCCCCTTTTTTACTTAAGGTACACATATGAACATCAAACGTGACATCGAGATCCGCATTAGAGTACTTGAGAACAAGTTAACCAAGTCCATACCTGCTGCTCGCAACAACGAAATACGCGGAGAGATTATGGGCCTAAAGTGGGTGCTAGAGCGTCTCTAGTCTTCCTCTTGTTGTCCTCTAGCCAGAAGTCCACCACCTGTAGTCAACATACCAGCAGACCTTAGGCGCTCACCTCTGACAACCTGAGGGTCTGCTTTGATGCCTGCTACTGCTTCTACTAGCTCTCTATAGCTTTCAGTCATTTCGTCCTTTGCTGGCACTTTGACTGTCCTTGCTAAGGCCATTGCGTTATCGCTTGAAGCATCAAAGATCATAGGAGGCGTAGCGTTTACCATTCGATTAGGAAGCGCTTTTTCTACTGCTTTACCTACGACGGGTACATTCTCAAGGAAGTTGTTTTCGTCAGACACAACCGCTGTTACTCTTCCTCTAGGAGTTATTTTCCCTACGTAGTTTACGCCTCCTTCTGTAATTGCTGTTCCTTCCATTGATCCAGTAAAGTAGAAACCTCCGTTTGCCTTAGCGTTAGCAAGTATCTCTTCGTCTGTTTTTCCCATCTTTGGGTGTAATCTAAGCTTAGACTCGCTTTTAAACTTGGACAGTATTTCTTCATTACTTGCTGTCTTTTTATTTTTAAAAATTTTAGCAAAAGCGTGCATAGGCCCTTTAGAAACAAAGTCAAACGCATGGTTTCCTGTTTGGAAAGTAGTAGGAGTTTTTACATTTATCACAGGTGACGCTGCATCGGCAAACCTTTCTGCTTTTTCTCCTTTGCCCGCCTTCCAGACATTGCCTATATGTTCTTCAAAGAAGTCAAGGTCTTTCTGGGGTGTGTTGTTTCTAGCGCCAACCTGATTAACCAAGTCAGAGTAAACACCGGATCGGAAAGGAACAGTATCGGACATGTAACTTATTCTGTTTACTGTTTCAAGAGCAGGAGCAACAGGTCCTTGTCTACCTCTGCGGGTATTAGTTGTAATATTCTGCTGGCCCTGAGAAACAACCTTTGATATGTCTCTCTGTGTACCTCCAGCTAACTCTTGTGCCACGTCTCTAGTTGTCGGGTTAACGCCTGTGCTGTAATACAAGGCACGTCTGTCGGGGTCCATTAAGTTAAATAAACCACTCTTTGTGCCTTCTCCGGCCCACTTAACAAAATCTTGTATTTTTGTCCTGCCCTGCATTACTTCTTTAGCGTTTTTAGCATCTTTAACTTGATTTGCTACCATCGGACCAATTTTAGGTATTCTTCTGACTTTATTGGCAAACGCTTGTGGATCTCTGGCTACATATCTGTCAACCATATTAGGCACAGCGCCTTCAGGCATGTCAGTAGGGCCGTAGAAGTTAGGAATGTAATTCCTAGGGGAACTCAAGAACAAACCAGCGTTTTCCTGCGCCCTGTTTAGACTAGGCAGAGCCTCTTGAGTGATCTGAGCACCCCTACGCATCATCCCAAGACCACCTACGGGGACGTAGTTAGCAGGAGTTAGTGCTTCTTCAGCAACAAAGTTAAGAGGAGCCATAGCGTCAACTGTGGTTCTTCTGGGAGCCGACATAGGTAACCCTTCTGACCCAGCGTATACGGGCAGGTCTAGAGAACCAAAAGGGTTTTCAATAGCAGGATTAAGAAAAGCAGAAGCAGCTTGTTGTCTGTAGGTTTGTGCCGTAGACCCTACCCTAGAAGCCCCTCTACGTATCGCTAAGTACTCTTCTCGTTTCTTCTGAAAATCACTCACTCTCTTCTTCCTTAATCTCTTCACGAGTCTGGTCAATGAGGTCAACAATAAGTAGACGGTCCATCTCTAGTTCTTTCAGGGCAGTGCCTTTGGTAAGAGGTATGGCTTTGTCAATAGCAGAAAGCATGGACGCATAGATTCTTGCTGCATTGCGTGGCTTGAGGGTCTGTATCGTAAGGTACGTTGTGGCACCTAAAGCACCAGCACCTAAAGCAGGTATAGCGCCACCAGTAAGACCCAAGGCTGTAGTACCTGTAGCACTAAGAGCTAGAACAGTGTTTGGTAAAAGGTCTACAGACTGTAGGTTACGTACTGCACGACTAACTACGTCTCTAGCCTCTGCGTTACGCTTAGGTAGCATATCTTCCATTGCTGTAATTCCGTGAAACTGCTTAGTCAACAGGTTGTGTAGTTGGTCTCCACGGGTGTTGGCCTTGAGCGTGTCATTTAGTACGCCACGGATCTTACGAGCAGCAATAGACTTAGCATTAGGTGTTCCATCAAAGTTGTTGATTAGGTCATCAAACTTGCGTCGAACCTCTAGCACACCCACTAGGTCTGAACCTCTGGTCTGCACGGACTCAAGTACAATCTCTGACAAATCAGCAAGTTGCTTCTGTATGTCCCCTGTTGCTATACGAACAATGTCGTCTTTGAGGACTTCGTTGACAGCCCCCTGCATGTCCTCTAGAAACTTGTCAGAATCAATAGCTTTGTTTTGAGCCACAATCATTTTGTCAGTAGCTTCTTTAGCTCCTGCTACTTCTTTCTGTACTTGACGGTAATTATAGGTGTACGAACGGTTTGGCTTTACGCCCTTCATGTCGGTAACTGTGTCAATAACCAAGTTGTCAAAGTCACTAGGCTCCCACGTTTTTGTACGTAGGACACCTTTCTCTTCAAACACGTCCCGCATCTCTGGTGTCACAGGTTCCAACAGAAGTGTAACACCGTTCTTCTTGTTTTCTCTTACGAGCCTTGTGGCTTCTTTTTGTGCGCCTCTTTTGGCTACGTCTAGTCTAGGTATGTCGGGTCTAGGGCTAAACAAAAGGCCAACGTCCACAGCGGACTCAAAGCGTTCTGCGGCCTCAGGCATGCGTTCTTTAAACGCTTGGTAACCTGCGTCACCCAGAGAAGCTGCTTGGGCCGCTAGTCGGAAAGCCTCAGTGTCTTTTATTCTGTCGTAGACTGCTTCTGCTCCTTCCTTAACTGAATTAGGAATCCAAGAACTAAGATAGGTAGACAGTGTTGCACCGCCTGCTCTAGCTGCCTGAGAACCTCCAATGAGGGCTAACTCAGGCGCTCTATAAAGCTTCTCTAAAAGGCTTGGGTCGTCTCCTGTAATATTTTGAAAACGACGAGACACCTCAGGACCAAACCTTTCTAGTTCTCCCCTGAGCGTTTCTCGTGCAGCCATCTCAGGTTCAAACCCACTAAGAACAGGAGTAGTAGTAGAAGGCGGACCATAAAGGTCTGCAGCAGCTTGAGCCAACTCTTGTGCTGCTGCTTGATTCCCTGCCGCTAAAGCAGACTTAATAGCCTGTTGATACTGCTGTTGTGTAATTTGCATAAACGCCTCTTACTATTGCATTGCTTGCTGTAAGTACAAATTAGCTTCGTCAGACAAACCCGGAACAGGCTCAAAAGGACCTGTAGGCGTGACCTCAGGTTCTACTCTTTCTGGAGGCAGGTCAACCAGAGGGTAGAAAGCCATTCCTGCTTTTTGGCTTCCCTTTAGTTCACCATCTACCGCCCCTCTAAGGGTGTTGTACTGGTTGATCGTTCGTACATTTTGCTTTCTAATAGTAGTCAGCAGTCTACGCATAGTTTCAGGACTCATTCCAATGTCGCCTGCTACTACTCTTTCTGCAAAAGTTCTGTCCGCATCAGACAAACCTGTACCAGCACCCAAGTTGGTGATGTAGTCAGCAACACGTGCGCCTGCTAGTGAAGCGTACTCTTCCGTGTTTTCGATCTGATCTGCGTCTGATATGTCAATACCTGCTACACGCGCTGCCCTAGCAACGTCCATTCTAAACGTAGCACCATAGCCTGTATACATGTTGTCAATGTTTTCAAGAGACGTATCAATAGACTCAATACTGGTTACAGCTTTGTTTGCAGCATCAAGGCCGTCTGACAAACGACCAACGCCTTCACCCATAATCTTTTCTGCCAACGTGCCGCTTAGGTTTTCAATACGTTGAATTTCAGGCGGTGCTCTATTTAGACCCAGTTGTTGAGCAGAAACCCATGTGTTGTTTTCTCTGTCGTACACCTGTCCTCCTTCGGTACGGAAAGGCATTACTTTACCGTCTTTCAAGAAGAACTCAATGTCGCCACCACGTTGCCCTGTGAGTACGTCATTAAACACTTGGTCAGGGGCTTGGCCTAGTCCTAGTTCCTTAAATAATTTGTCACTGATGCCACGCTGTCTAGCCAACTGCTTTCGTTGGGCTGGTGTTTGCGTTGGCATGTTCTTGAGGCGGTAGTCAATCATAGTGCCTACAAGGTCACCAAGTTCCTTATTGTCAGTCACGTTTTCAATCTGAGCCGCTAAGTCGTCAAGACCAAGGTTTTCAGCTTGAGATTTGATTTGTACCTTGCGGCTGTCTAAAGCTTTTGCATTTGCTTCTTGAGTCGCTAAGTCTCTAGCAGCAGTGGCAAGTTTGGCTGCATTTTGTAAATCACCTTGAGACTGGTAGTACTGAGCCAACCCAGTAAGACCTTCAACAGTATTAGGATCAAAACCAGATAATGTTTCTTTCCTTTCTTTTTCCTGTTGTACAGCACGAGTAGTTGTAGGCATTTGACCAATAGCCTGACCCACTTGAAATAGACCCTGACCAAAGCTGGGCCTTGTTAGAGACCGTAAAAAGTCTTGTGAAAAAGTAGCCATTGTTTAGTCCTTCTTAAAAATATCGCCTAAAATGTCATACAACGGGTTGCTTTCGGAAGGAGCTAAGACGCCTCCCAAAAGCCCAGTGCCCAACTGACCGTACAAATCGCTTTGACCCAGTGCCGACGACAGAAGTGCCTGTAGTCCACTCATCTGCGCCTGTCCGAACAAACCAGCGCCTTGCAACTGACCACGCTGGGCTAGTTCTGAAATAGGCAGTCCTGCTTGTAGTACGTTCAGAGCTTGTGCCTGTGGCAAGTAAGCAGCACCAAGCGCACCTGTGCCTAGCTGTTGTTGCAGCTGTTGCAGTCCTAGACCACCGCTTAGGAGTCCTTGACCCGCAGTCAACGCCTGTAGTGCCTGTTGTTGTCTTGCAGCGTCCAGAGCTTGCTGTTGTCCTGCTAGGTTTGCACCAAGTCCTGCAAACTGTGCGCCAAGGCCAGCCTGTTGAGCCTGAAGACCTCCCGCAAGTTGAGCCAACTGAGCAGCTTGACCAGCAGCAGTAGTAGCCCTTCCAAGGCCCTCTGTTTGCAAACGTGACTGAATCTGTTCTGCGGACAGCCCAAGCTGTGCCAACTGCGTGGCCCGTTGTTGTGCCTGAGACTCCAAAGCAGACTGCGCTTGTTGCGCCTGTAAACCTGCTCCTGCTAACTGCATCTGACGCCCAAAGCCTTCAGATTCCATACGTGACTGTACTTGTTCAGCAGACAAACCAAGGTTAGCAAGTTGGTTGGCTCTTTGTTGTGCCTGAGAACGTAACGCTGATTGAGCCTGAGCAGCTTGTATTCCTGCCTGACCCAACTGAAGCTGTCTACCGAACCCTTCCGACTCAAGTTGTGCCTGAACACGGTCTGCAGACAAACCAAGGCTGGCAAGTTGTTGCGCCCTTTGTTGTGCTTGGGACTGCAACTGACTTGACAAACCTGCCTGTTGTGTAAACATACCGCCAAAGGTTTGGGCTTCGCCAAGAGCTTGCCTTCGTTCTGCTTGGGCTTGTTGCATTGCTGCTAATGACGCTCTGTCTTGTGCTTCTTCTTGTGCCTTAGCTAAAGCAAGAGACTCTGGAGTGCCTCCAAATTGTGCTGTACGTGTACCCAGTCGTCCTTGTGCTGCTAGTCGTTGCTCTAGCGCAAGACGCTGACGTTCTTCTTCAGGACGTTGTGAAGCACGTATTCGCTCAAAGACCTCTGCTTCTCTTTCGGCTGTAGGCTGGAGCACTTGTTGTGCCGCTTGACCCGCAAGGCCGCCGTACTGTTGACGTAAGGCTTCTACGTCCGCAGGAGCAGCAGTATCAAGACCAGCCATGCCTAAACCATAAGCTGTTTGAGCTAGTTCACCGGCTCCTGTCCTAACACCCGGAGCCTGAAGACCAGCAAAAGTTTGACTGACGTCTGGAAGGGCTAAACCACGTTCTGCTGCAGAAGCACCCATAAGTTGTCCTGCAAGGGCACCAGCACCAGTTCTAACACCGGGATCTGTAACCCCAGCAAATGCACCAGTTACGTCAGGAGCGCCACCAGCCAACCCAGCGCCACCTAAGCCCAACGCCTGTTGTCCTAGCTGTCCTATACCAGCACTAGGTTGTTGTCCTAAGAATCCTCCAACTTGACCACCAAACATGCCCCGAAGAAGATTTAAGTCTGCGGGTTGTTGTCCTGCAGCGCCCATAAACTGACCACCTAGACCAAAGGCTTGTTGGGACGCTGCTTGGGTAGGCATCATGCCGAACGTAGGTTGACCCATGAGTTGTTGGCCTATGCCAAGAGCGCCTAGTCCTGCTTGTGACAACTGAGGTTGTCCTAGTACAGGCTGACCAAACATTTGACCGGCTTGTCCAAACAATGCTTGTGACAAGGCCATTTCCTGCGGAGACAAAGACACACCAAGACCACCTTCAGGAGTTGTCTGAAATTGGCCTCCTGTTCCTGTGGTCACGGTAAAGGGTCTAAACTGCGTTTGTTGTAGCTGTTGTTCAGCAAGTTCTCCGGCCCCTGCTTGAGCTTGCTCACCAATCTCGCCTAAGCGTTGATAAGCTTCTCCAGTTAAAAGACCGCCAGCAGTAGCAACCCCGCCTAAACCAAGTAGTTTCATTAACCAATCTGGCATTAGTAAGTACCTCCGTCAATAGTTCCTGTTGACAACGTACCGTTAAACGTCAGTGCAGGAATTGTTACTGTACCTGTAAACGTAGGCGAAGCAATGTCTGCCTTTGTAGCGATAGCTGTTGATATAGCGTCAAACTCTGTTTCAAATTCAGCGCCCTTAATGATTTTACCGCTGTCTCCGGAAGGTAGACTGTCTTTAGCGGCAAAGTCAGTGGTCTTAGTATAGTTACTCATAGTACTTTACCCATTAGTGCTAATACGTTGATCTCTTGGAGAGACAAACCTGAACCGTCTATGTCTGCTTCCAACCCAATTGTTATAACTCCACCGCCTCCGGTAGTGTTTATGCCACGGCGTGACGTAAGATCACCACCTGTAAACTCTGCTGTGCTATTGAACTCACTTTCGTTAAAGTAGCCAGTAACCTGATTACCTACCGTAAACTCTGACGTTTTAAAAAATGTGCCAAAGTCGTATGCCCACTTAAGAAACATAATAGCACTGTTAGCACCAACAATTGTAGGCCGCAGTTTTTTAAGTATTTTTAAACGTGAAGGGTCACCAAAGGTCAAACCGGGACTGTAGTACTTAAAGCGATAAGGTTCTCCGTTGTCTCTATATCCTGAGTACTCACTGATTCCTTCACCAGTTCCAATCAAAAGTGTTCCGTCGTCTTTTCTACCGTAAGACGTAAAGCCAGTACCGGGCCAGCGTGTTACACGGTATGCTCCGTTTTCTAGTGTGCCTCGAACGTCGAAGCAGAAGGTTGTGTCCTGTGCAGAAAAAGTCAATAAGTAAAAACCTTCTTCTGGACTGTAAACAGTTTTAAAAAAACTTGTTTCATTCTGAAGCAAATCAATAATGTCTTTAGATATTGTACTGGACAAGTTAGTCATAGGCATTGACTTTTCTTGAATAGTTCTACCAAAGCTTTTAAGACCAGTATGTGACAAGAACAACACATCAGAACCCGTATGTTGTACTGTATCTCTGTCTACACAACCCACACCCGCTACAGTATCTACAAGAGACATCGTAGCAGGGGCTTCGGCTCCTTGGTACACAACAATGCTGTGCTTGCCAAATATAATCAGCAGGCCGTTGTGTGCCGCTAAAGCTACAATTTCGTCATAGCCGTCAGGCCAAACTTTGGATATGTCAATAGACCCGCTAGTACCACCGGACCAATCGTGTCCAATCAATAGGTCAGACCAGTACACTGTAGACTTGTCGTTATTTATGTCTGCTGTCCACAGGCGTCCATAAGCTGCTATAACTTCGTTTCCGTACATAGTAGTAGCGACACCAGCAGCACCAGAAACTGTACTAAGCTTGACTACAGCGCCTCCTGCGTTGTCGTACACAAGGGGTTCATTACTACGTTGGAAGAAATAAATCTTGTCATTAAAGTTAACCATCTTCCAGTTGTCTTGGGTAATGGTGTAACTTCCGGGTGTTTCGTTAGCTAACGTAGTGGTGCCGCTAAGTATCTTATTGTTACCTACAGAAAATATTTTAGTGTTACCTGCGTTGTCTTCAAACTCTTTAATTGCTCTAATCTTTGCAGACCCTAGTTCAGTTTTGTTTGTTGTCAGTACTAAGTGTCCTTTGCGTGACGCAATGCGGCCTCGTTTGTCAATTACTGCGTTGTCAGCAACGTCAGCAAACGAAGGGTCCTGAGCCAAAGGGGAATCTTCTGTATTGATTCCTTTAAAGGCCGGTGCAACAAGGTTAATGCTTTGTAATTGTTGAGCCATAGCTACCTCACGGCGTATAGAAGACTACTTCTTCTGGGTGCTTTTGAGCGTCTAAAGCAATAGCATCAGACAGGTACTTATCAGCAATAGCAAAGTATTCAGGAGCAGAAGTGCCTCCAGTTTCTCCACGTTCACGAGCCAACAAAGCAATAGCCAAGTGAATCACAGGCATTGCAGGGATGTCCATTGTGTCGTCATTAGCAGACAGGTCAGCAGCACGTTTGACACAGTTAAAACGAATGGTGTACGCTTTGTCTGGTGTTGGGTAAATGTCGATCTGCGTGTCACCACTACTGTCAACACCGTTGTACGTGTAATACGTAGGTGCGCCTGTGCGTGGGTCTGAAATCAAGTACGCCTCGTCAAAGAATGTAGCTGTCTTGTACTCCATGAACAAGTTAGCTGTGTCGTTGATGACGTTAAGAGCTTTGATTCTATTTTGGCTTCCTGTTAGTACGTAGTTAAAGACGTCAGCAGTAGTAGTAATTGTTAGAGTAGTCCGAAGTGCAGACCAGTCCCATGCGTCTTCTACTGTGCGCTTTGCGTCGTTAACAAAGTCACCTACCATTTTAGAATAAGTGCTGCTTTGTACGGAAGTAACTTCTTCTTCTCGCATCCTTCGTAGGACGTTGTTTACTATGTTTAAATAGGTCATGCCATTCTTCCTGAATTTCTAGCAATTATGTTGTTTAGCTCTGCTACATAGTCTACTTGTTTTGGTAACTGTATTTGTCTATATTCGGGCGTTCTGTAAAA